CTGCCGGCGCTCGGTGCTGGATCGGTGCCGTAAACGCTTTCGATCTTGGCGAGGATGACCTCGTTGGAAACGCGCAAATTGCCCATGTGTAGGCTCCAGAAATGACAAAGCCCGCGCTGGGCGGGCTCTGGTGGGTGAAGTCAGTGGTCGGTCAGTCCGGATCTGTCAGGTTCATCCGATACGCAACCGTGAAAAAGCAATCGAGCCGCCCCGCAAGGGGATCGCCTTCCGTCGTGTACGCGGGCTTGTCCGCACCGCCATAGGCCACGCCCATGACGATGTCAGGCAAGCCGACGTCACGCGGATCAGCCAGAAGCGCGCGGTGAACCACGCTTCGCAGGCGATAGAGTTGCGTCGCCACTTCCTGCTGCGAGCTTCCCTGCGCGTACAGCGACAAGTCCAAGCGCAGGTTGCTGTCGACGAAAGCGAGATTCGAATAGCCGGTGTCGGATGTAGGAAAGTCGGTCCCATCGTTGACGCAGATCGCAGGTAGTTCTTGATCCACCGCGCTCACGGTAAGCGTGCGGTGGGCGAACACCTTCGCGGCTAGATCTGACTGCGCCTCGATGACCGCTACCGCCGCCTGGATGATCTGTTCTGCGCGATGCATCAGCGCTCCAGCGGAACCGTGGACATGCCAGTCCCGTCAGGCTCGTGCCGCCTGATGCGATACACCGTGCCATCGATATCGATGGTCGTGCCCTTTCGGTCTGCGAGGACGCGCGCAGCATCCTCGCTCGTACACGTGAGCATAGGCCGGCGCGCTTCGGTGTCGCCGGCCTCAAGAAACTCGTTGTCGAAGATCGCCAGAAGCGGGCCGACCGCCGTCGAGTAGCATTTGCCGCCCAGCGCCACAATGCCCGCGCGGCGGTCGGCTTCTGACTCCATCAGACCGACTTCGGACGCGCAGCCATCGTGATGGTGATTGGAGCCACAGGGCCCGTCACCACCGTGTTGATCACGCGGATGAAGCCACGACACTGGTTAGAATTGATCGTGTACTTGCGCAGCGTATTGGCAACAAGAGCCGTATAGGCACCCTCATTGGCCGCAATCGACGCAGTACCAGTCCCGCTCGAATCCGTCGCATCCTGAATGTCAGGAGTGGCGGAACCAGTGATGGCCCCAGGGCTGATAACGATTAGAATGTCGCCTTCGTAGTCACGCACATCGACATACGTGGTGGACGACGACGCGGCCGCTGTATTGGCGGCCGACGCCGAATTAAGCAGTGACGTGACGGTCAGGGACTGCAGAACACTGTGCAGGTTCATGCTTTCTCCTTCGGAGGCGCTACCTTTGCAAGCTCCTCCTTGACGTATTCGGCCTTGTAAGCGTTGACCAACTCGGCCGCCAACTGAGGCGCAGCCTCAATGGTGTCGCCGATCTTCTGCACCTTGGTTCCGATATAGAACGCGCGCAGGACTTTGAGTTTTCTGTTTGCCATAGTGGTATTGGCGGCCATACCCGAGACCAAGGGATTCCCCTGTGCCGTGAGCATGGCCGCCAGCTCCTTCAGGTGACCGAGGTGGCGAGGGAGAACGCAGCGCCGTAGCGCACACCGACGTCGATGCTGTACATCGCGCGCACGCCGATGATACCGGCCTGGAAGTTGGCGAACGGATTCACCTCCACCTCCAGAACGCCCCACTCCGCCAGAACGACCTTCGAGAAGTCGCCGAACAGAATGTTCGCGGTCGGAACCTGCAGGGACGCCATGGCGCGGTAGCCGTCCACGGTGCCTTCCAACAGCTTGCCTTCCCATATCGGGCTGGCAGTCGAGCTGAACTTCACTCGCTGCTTGAGCAGGCCGGCGACCGCCGGAGTCGTCACGTAACCCGAGCTATCGAACAGCGCATTGCCGGTCGCAGTATCGGTCTGGAACTCCACGATGCCCGCATAGGCAATCGATGTGCCCGTGACCGAACCTACGCCCGAGGAACCGATGATGCCCTGCGGCTCACCAGAACCACCTGCACCGTTCAGAACCGCTGCATCCACCGCGAGCGAGACTACCTGCGCCAGATCCGACTGCACCAGCGCATCGGCCGATGGCGAGGACTGCAGCAGCAGCTGCCGACTGATCTCGCTGTACGCGCCAACCGTCTTCGGCGACAGCGCCAGCTGACCGAAGGTGTGGGTGCTTTCCGTGATCGACGTCGATTCAGAGGCCAGCCAGTACTTCGTGGAAGCGCCGGTCAGCTTCGGAATCGTCACCGAACCCTGCAGGCCGGACAGGCTGGTCACGCCCATGCGATAGGCCACCGAGCGATTGCGCAGCAGGTCGATGAACGACTGGTTCTGCGTGCCAACCAGGTAGCCACCTCCAGAGGCGGAAGCCACGGTCAGGTCGCGACGCTGGATTTCAGCCGGCACGTAGAATCGCTTGTTGTCCGGAACCTTGTCCATGCGCTTCGCGATTTCGCGCGATGCTTCGGCTTCAAATCCGGCATTGCCCCAGTTCTGATCGGCGCACGCGCGAATTGCGCGAGTGATCGAGAACTGCTTGATCTCACGCTCAGACAGGCCAAGGTCGGTAACGGGCTTCGCGTCCTTGGTGCGAGACTTCATGATCTGCATGATGTCTTCGCTGACCTTGTCGACCGCAGCACCGCTGGTCACCCAGCGAGTCACCAGACCTTCATCCATGCCCGTGGAAGCGGCCATGTTTCGGATGCTCTTGACGCGCATCTCTTCCATCTGAGTCGCGCTGGGGCCCAAGTCACGGACTTCGATCTTCACATCGGCGCTTGCGCCCGCCGCGGCATTGCTCTCATCAGACACTTTCGCGTCTCCTTTGATTGCGGCGGAACTCGCCGGGTTAGAAACAGGGGTGGCGCGGAGCATCCGCACCTGAACTTCGTCACCGCCGAGCTGGCGGCCGATGCCGACCGTTGGGTCAGCGGGAACCGTGACGATGGAAACCTCGTAGGGCTCCCAGTCCGTCGCGGTATAGCGATTGGCCTTCTTGTCTTCGTTTACTTCGTTGATGCGGTAACCGAGAGACACGTTGCGTAGACCGCCAGAAACCATCTGGCCGATCTCCTGCGCTCGCTGAGTAGCGAACAGATGCGCGTCGACAATCAGGCGACTGTCTTCAATCCGCGCGTCGTCGATGATCCCGATAGGGTCATCCCAGTTGTGGTTGAACAGCAGCGGCATCGCTCCGCGCTTGACTCGATCCAGACGGACTGCGTCCTTCTCGTGAGAAAGAACTTCCTCACCAAAAAATCGCTCCACCGGAAGCTCGCTCGATGCCGCAAACGTCAGGCGGACGGTCTTGTCTTCGCCCGCTCTGATTTGGATGGGCACGCCGAGGCCGTCCCGCCCGAGTAGCGGGAGCTTCAATTCATCGGACATGGTTTATTTCCTTGGCTGGAAACGAAAAACCCGGCTTTCGGCCGGGTCTTGAGGGGTGTCTGTGGTTGTGTCCGGATTGTCCGGAGGTGCTGTTGGAGGCTGCGCGTCCTTCGTGTAGAACTCGGGAGAGGTTTCGAACACCAGCCCCTTCTGTCGCATCAGTTTCAATTCGCGATCGCGCGTCGCAAGTACGTCTTCGATGTCCTGACCATTTGCGGTCTGGCTTACGACATCCGTCACCGTGGTTAGGCCCGCATTGATCGCGGTCACGTAGGCGTCGACTTCCTTGGTCGGGTCCACCCAGCTCCAGCCGCGCGGTTTGAACCGCACCGCTTCGAACTTCGCAGGATCAAGCGCATAGGCCTGCACAGGAACAGTTTCAATGGCTCGTGCGAACACCGCCTGGCGCAACCATTCCTTATGAATCGGAGCACGGAAATTGCAGATGAACCACGACTGGAACGCGCGCCACAGATCCCGGTCATCCAGCAGCGCGAGTCGCGAACTGGAGTAGTTCGACTGGGAGTAGTCGCGCGAGAGGGATTCGTAAGACGGACCGACGCCCGCAGCAACTTCTCGAAGCATGTACCGCATGAACCCTTCCAACGCAGGGTTGGGGGAATTCATGGGACCGGCAACCAACTTCTCTCCGGGGTTCAGGCGTTTGAAAATTCCTGGCTCGACTTCCATCACCACCGAACCGTCGTTCTGCTCTTCACCGAGTGAAGCGGCGTCTTCTGGGGTTTCGATAGCGCCAATGGTGCAGGCCTGGCTCCGCGCGCGAGTGATCTCGGCTTCGGTGTATCCAGCCATATCCTTGAACGTGGTGATAACCGGGTGCATCCACGGCTCACCGCGGGTCTGCGGCCAGCGGTCGAGAATCGCCAGATGAATGATCTGATTCGCCGGAACGCGTTCAATCGTATCCCGGCCCTGCACGAACTGGAACTCACTGGGGTGCCGGGAACGGATGTAGTAGGCGACCGGGCGGAAGAACTCGTCCACCTCAATGCCCATTCGAACCTGATTTCCGTCCTGCCGCGGGGCGAAAGGATCAGTCAGATCATCCGCAATACGTTCAGCCTCGATCAGCTCCAGCGCAAACGGCACCTTCGAAGAGCCGAATTCCCGATAGTGCTTCCGGACGAATACTTCTCCAGCCTCGAATACCTGCGCCATACAGGCGCGTTCAAATGCCGAGAAGTCGAGTCGACCACCTGTGTGGCAGCTATCAGCCGCAGACCAGGCGCAGAATGCTTCCTCGATATCGTCATTGACGCGCGTGTTCAGTTCGTCACGGGTCGTATAGACCTGGCCCTGCATGCCGATGCCGGAGCCGATGACGTTGTTCACGACGAGCTGTTTCGCCCGCTTCGCATAGCTGACATCGCGACACAACGCGCGAGAACGCGTCCGAAGTTGCCGCAAACTGCTGACCAGCTCGCTATCCGCGCTGCCGTTTGCCGGAGCCCAGTCGGCCGTGAGCCGAGAGGCGCGGGCCGCGTTATACATGCGCTGGGATGTAACTCCCATGAACGCATTGAAGCCGCGGCGCAGGCGCGCGAAGATTCCGTTACGGTCTGCCATACCTGACCTTGATGTTCCGTCCGAGCCCGGCATTCGAGCCCTGCTCTTCGGTTCGAACTTCACCGCGCAGTTGGTCTCGCCACTGTCTCAACTCAGACAGAGACCACCTGGAAAGCGACCTTCCATTGATCGACATGCTGGCTTGCGCCGTCGTGGCATTTCCTTCCAGGAAGGCCTCTATCGCCTCCAACGTTCGGCGCGCCCAGGATCTGGGGTCTGCCGTGCTGGTGACATTCGGAAGGACTTCGATCCACTGCTCTTCGTCGTCGAGCGTGTAGATCGTTGAGCCGGAAGAGACGCGTGCCTGCAGCAGATACCGCCCCGGCACGTAGCCGACAGTCGTCGTTGCGGCGACAGAGATCGAATGCGTGGTTCCAGAAGCCGTGGCAGCGAACGTGTAAACCTTTCCGTCTTTCTTCAGGTAGTAGGTCAGCGTCCACGTGCCTGCGGGGTAATCGGACAAATCACGGGTCCATGCCCATGTATCTCCGGCTACCAACTTGCTCGGAACCTGATCGCTCACGTCATCTCCTACCAATTCTTGACCCAGCCACTTCTGCGCGGGGTCCGGACGAATTTGCGAGGCTGCGGCGTAGGCTCTGCAGCCTCAGTCGCCTCTGCTTCCACCGGCTTTTCCACCGGGATTGGCTTCGCCCATGTCGGTGGCCGGTCCCACTTGATCGCGGGCAGCTTCATCCATATGCCCAAGGCCTCGCCGTAGGCACACAGATCCACGGCCTCATTGCGCCGGCCGGCCAGATTCACCCAGCCCTTGTCGGTGCGCGTCTCGGCCGTCAGTTCTTCATAGAACGAAGCCGCCAGCCATTCCGGGAAGTGGTAATGGCCTGGTCCGCGTTCATGCCGCGCCACATTGGCCGCCACCATGTCCTTCAATCGGTTGACGTTCATCAGCAGCTGCGGAACATCTCCCGTCGCGCCAGAGCGCCTGTCTTGGCGCTTCCTCGCATCGGGGAACGTCTCGCTCACCAGCGGGATCGTGAGTCGACCATCGCCCTTTCCCAGCCGCACTCGATGGTGCAGGCGTCGCTTTCTGAGCGACCGCCAGAAGTCCATCGCGCGCGAAGAGGTGCCGGACTTGCCGCCCCAGTCAATGATCGTGCCGCGAATCGCGATTTCCTCGCCGGATTGCGTCGGATACCGCCGATCAATCGCTTTCTCGATCAGGCGCTCCCAATCCTCCAGATATTTCGCCGGCTCCATGGGTAACCATCCACCGGCCCCATCGGTTCGGCGGGAACTCTTGAGCGTGAACGAGTCCACCACCCAGCGTTCCAGACCACCGGTGGGCGATGGACCCCAACCCAGAACCAACACCACGAAGCGGTTGCCCTGCACGTCCACCTGGGACGTCAGGACCTTGACTCCATCCGGCGCTACACCTGCAGGCCATGCCTCGGCACGGGCCTGCATCTGATCCGGGTTGCCGTCAGACCGTGCGGCCATCGGCAGGTATGGCATCGCCTGATCCACGTTCGTCGTCGTCCTCAGAGACTTCTCGTCGCCCGTGGTGGCAAACGCCTTCACGGCCTGCAGGTAGCGCTCTACCAGTGAACTCCATGACTGGTACGCCGCGGCTACCCCGCCCAGCCAGAAGCTCGCGGTACGCGAATCGATCAATTCCCCGGTGATCGACCCGTCCGGGTTGATCGTCTGACCGTCACCGACCCAATCCGCCTTGGCATTCATCTGCCGCCGCCACCGCTGTTCCAACCCAACATGGCAATGCGGGCAGAACAGCAGAGAATGCGAATTCGCGAGCGCCAGGGTGTCATCGACCCTCACCCGTTCCAGCAACTCAGCAAGGGGTGGAAGGTTGAATCCCTCAATCCCCGGTGCCGCTTCGAAGTACGTCTTGCACTCCGGGCACGGCCAGTACCACCGGTGCCGGTCGCCGCGGTTGTACAGGGACAAGATCCCCGGAGCCGGCGGCGCTTCGTGCAGTGTCTTGGGATGCCACTTGCCATCCCGGTAATCCTTGGCAGGGGATGATTCCGCCACCAACACACCGGCAGACATGTAAGTCTGCGTGCGCTTCAGGAACAACCCGAACGCCTCGTCAATCGACAAGTCGCCCGTGAAGTTATCGACGTCCGTCATCAGCACGACGCGGATGTCCTTGCCCGAAGCAACTGCCAGGGACGGCCAGCCAAACCGCAGGCTCATTCCGCTGCGGAAGAATTTCAGCAGTACGTTGTCGTCATGAGCCCTGGGGCTCAGCTGCGCGGCAAGCTCGGGGCTCGCCTTTATCGCGCGCGATATTCGCGTCTTGCTGAAATCCTCGGCCTGGTCCTGATTCGTCTGCACGATGATCGTGTCGGCCGGGTCACACGTCACCGTGTAGGCCAGTCGACCATCCACCAATGCAACGGTCTTTCCCGACCTCGCAGGACCGACAAACACCACCGCCTCATATCGACGACTGGCCGTCAGATCCAGCGGCTTGACCATGTACGGAGCCACCGCAGGCGACCACTTGCCGAAGCTGCCACTGGGATTCGCAATCTGCAGGGACTGCGCCCCTTCGCTCACCTTGACCCGGCGAGGCGGCCGAAGCATTCCTGCGGTGTCAGAGCGAATGTCACGCGCTCTGGCGTACATCGTCCTCCAGCACCTTCTCGAACATCTGTTGACGCACCCGGTCGCAGGCTTCCTGAACCCGCTCCACCTGCTCACCGGTCAACCCGCAGTCCCGCTCCAGCACATCAGGCAGGGTGTCGAAGAACTGCGCCACCAGCTTCACAAAGGCTGCATAGTCCGCCTCCACCTCGGGCGCCGGGACCAATGCCCCAGTGGCGACCTCAACCTTCAATCGCTCATTCTCGGACTGGTAGAAGGCCCGACGCTCCAGCGGCGGAAGGTCGCGAGGGTTTGCGGTCGCCTCGGACTCTGTACTTCCATACAGAGCCTGCATCGCGTCCGAAAGGCGGTACACGTCATACCCGCCGCGCTTCCCCGCAGGAGCAACACCGGCATCTCGCAACCGCTTCGCCACGGTTTCCCGCGCGCGGCCGGTCTCCTTGGCCAGTTGAGTCACCGACCAGCCGTTTACAAACTCCGCCACGCCACCCATACGTCACCGCAACTTCGCGGATCTCCAGAATTTCATAGTTGATTCAGTCAGTTGCTGCCGAGAGGCTTAGAGGGCGGAAATCTCACGACAACCGGGCGCTCAAGTACCCGAGGTTGTCTTGCATCAGAAGGACCCGCTCTTATGCTCTACCATGTATAAGTTGCTCAGGCACTGATTGCGCAGGCATCTTGCTCCCCTTCCTGCCATTGCATGGCAAGCACACCACGCGGACATTGCCTATTCGATGCTGTCCGCCCTTACTCAAGGGCACGATGTGATCCAGACTCTTGTCTGGCCTTCGCATGATCTCGCCACAATCCGGGCATCGCTTGGCACTATCGAACAGGCCTTGAACTACAGCCCCAGTGAGCGAGCCATCGCTGGTCTCGCGCATCAGCGCGTAACGCTTCTTCTTGGCCTTCTGCAGTCGCTCGTATTCTTTGGCTCTGAAGTCAGCATCGAGCCAGTAGCGAATACGCCATGACTGTGCATCGGTTAGCCTGGGGTTCGCCCATGGCCTACCCTGTGCTCTGAAGTAGGCTCTTAGCCACCAGTCAGGGCATGTCTTTAGCCACCACTGCCACGCCTGCTTGGCATTCAACTCCCACAGGCACCGCTCGACCATTCCGCGTAATGGCCGCTTTCTCTGCGTACCTTTAGCGGTGAGACCTGCAGCCGCGTATCTGTTACGGACGGCCTTGCGCCACCTGCGCTTGCGCGCCTTCGCCTCCTCTGGCTGTAAGGCAAGCATTCTTGCCTTCTGCTTTGCGACCTTGCTTTCGCGGTTGCTCCAGTAGTTCCGTCTGCGCTTTGCGATGCGTTGACATTTGCGAGAGCAATAGGCGGCTGGAGCCTTTCGCATTTTCAGCGAGTTTTCAATTCGCTCTGTGGGTATTTCTGCCCCGCATAGCGCGCAGCCAGCGACTTGGCACACAATGCCGTCAGCCATTTCAACACCTCAATTGTTGGGATGGTCAGGGCCGGGGTAGGTGCTCCAACACCTTCCCGGCCCGCTAATTCTACTCCTATCTGGCAGTCTCAATCGCTCTGCGCATTGCCAGCGCAAACTCGATAGGAAATCTCATTTCTGCGGTCCTCTGCACTATCTCATGGAAGCGCAGCCTCACACGGTATCGCTGTGCCCTAGTGAACAGCAGAATCGGCCTGATCCCGACTCTGATAGGCCCAACCATATTCGTCGCAGCAGTGCGTCGATAAATACCCGGTGCCAAGTGTCTAGTGCGGGCGTTCACCGGATAGGTGCTGAAGTAGAAGTACGCAGCCTTCTTCCTCGCCTTCACCCTCCGCCCCTTCGATACTGCAGTGGCGTTCTGGTATGGGTCACGCCGAGCACGCAGGTCCGATAGGAGTCTGCTGATTTCGCTCTGCTGGATATTTCCATAGGCATCAAGCGGCGCTGCCAGTGTTGGGACAACATACATCCCAGGAGGCATTACCCCGGCACGGATCAGCAGGTTCTCGAAAGCCTTATGGGGTCGTGTACCACCATAGATTTCCGCAGCCAGCCACTTGATGGGAGGCGCTGACTTGAATGCCTGATCCTTGATCAGCACCTCGGCCGAGAGGTTCGCCTTTGTGGCCGGACGAACAAACGTCGCGCCGCGGGTGTAATCCTTGGGTCTGTCGAAGACGCGATCGATCTCTTCGCCCATCTTCCTCTGCACGAACTGGGCAGTTCTGGTCAGGGCCAGTGCAGTGGCAAACGGCACTTGCTCCCGCGCTTGTCGGTTCAGCTGATCCACAATCGGCTGAATCGTGCCGCGCACATCCAGGCGGATCATGCGCAGCAGACCCTCTTGGCAGTTCTCACAGGCAGCACGCAACGCTTCTTGATCACTTGGCCGTCGGCGCAGGTCGCAGAGACCAGCACATCATAGTCCTCGCCATCGATGGCGCCTGTGACATCCAGCAACGCGCTGGCGATCTGCCCCGAGAGGCTCTGGCTGCCCACGGCTATCGGGCTGTCGGCGGTCCAGGCGACGCTGGACACGGTGGTCTGCAAACTCGTCGTGCTGATCGCCTCGCATACCCAAGTGATCGATCCTTCCGTGACGGTTCCTGTAAGAGCCTTTGGCCAAATCGGCTCCCGCTGGCCGCTCCGACCGGACCCTTGCGCCTTGTACTGAAAGCCTGTCGGGACTGTCGGCAGGACGGCGGCATTGAGCGCGAAGTCTGCTCCAGGCTGCCAGAATCGTGACAGCGCGCGTGTGAAGTCGACGAGGTGCAGTTCCTTCCCGTCCGGCTCGATGTCGGGCCAGACTCCGGCTGCCTCATCGCACGCAGTGCTCATTGCATTCCTCAGTGAATGGAGATCAGGCGATTTCGCCGATCAAGCGAAATCGTTCGATTTCGATATGACACAGAGACCACGCGCCAGCCGGACTGAGCAGTCGCTACACCGCCAGATGAGGTGATAGTTCCGACGCTCCAATCTCCTTCTGAACCCGCAAGCGCAATATTCACCGACAATCCAGGAGTTCCGGCCGAAGCGGTCAGTTGCTGCCCAGAAACGGGCTTCGTCAGTCCGTATCCGAATGACCCTGTGCTGGCCGCAAGAGATATGCCAGTCAATGCAATGGTGAGATTCCCACCAATCGAAACACTGAGCGTCCCAGCAGATACCGTGACGGCTTGTCCACTCAGGCCAAGCGCAACGAAATACGTCAGCGTTCCGGAAGATGCCGCGACCGACGATCCAGTCAGCGCCTTCGATCTGTCCTGCCCAACGGTTCCGGCAGAAACGGTAGCTGCAGAGCCCGAAAGGGCTTTGCTGACTCCAATACCGAGCGTTCCAGTAGAGGTCGTTACAACCTGTCCCGTGAGAGACAGGTTCAGATCCCCACCAATTCCTACACTGACCGTGCCGGCGGATACGGTGACAGCTTGACCTGAAAGCCCAATGGATACGCCATAGACCAGACTTCCAGCGCTCGCCGTTACAGCCTGCCCGGATAAAGCAAGGGCGACCGATGGCGTCAGCGTTCCACCGCTTGCGGTAACCGCAGAGCCAGTCAATGCCTGACTGTGGTTGATCCCCGTCGCGCCAGCGGAACAAGTTGCGGCAGAGCCAGAAAGCCCCTGCGCATGATCCAGTCCGAACGAACCAGCATTTGCCGTAACCGATTGGCCAGTGAGCCCTATCGTTACTGCACTACTGGTGAGTGACCCAATCCAGCTCCTGCTGGATGGCCTATTTCGAGGCCTGCGTAGTCTGCGCCGACTCGGGGCGAATAAGCCGGCCATACCAGCCCCTCGTGATCGTTAGGCGAAGCGAACTAAACCCGTCGAACTATCATTAACGGGCATCGTCAGCGTCAAAGTTCCAGCCGTCACAGTCTGCGACCCCAGCGAGAAGGTGCCAATATTCCGATTGGTGTCAGTCGTGCTGTAGATCATCACCAGGTCAAAGGCCGTGGAAAGCGTGACCGTGGTGTAGACAATGCTCGCTGAGGGAGTCCAGTAAGCCGTGGTGCTGGTCAGTCCCGCCGTATTGGCATTGGTGACCGATACTCCACCTGCGGTGTAGTTCGTCCCGGATACCTCACCCGTGGCCGTGTACGCGGTGTTGGTAGGACCCGTGGTGGCAGAGGCCAGATACAGCGCCGCCTTGAGCGACTTTCCATCAACGATGGCGCTCAGAGCCGACTGCTTTGCAACGCCAGAAATACCTGCTGAATTCGCCATTAATGCAAAGCTCCTGCGTCAAACTTGTATTCGCGCCCCTTCAAGGCACCGTGAACAGAGCGGTGAACCAGCTCACCGTTCCACCAGTATTCAACCCATGACACCAATGCGTCAGGACGATCCTCCGATCCCACGCGCTTCTCCAGCAGGGACTCGTCCATATCGCCGTAGATAGTTGTAATCATGGGAATTCCCGCACGTACAACGTGCCGGACAATGTGATCGCATCCGCCGGGGCTCGGGTCAGCCTCACCACGATAGTGGTATTGGCCTGACTGGCTCCCGGGGCAAGGTTGTCAGGCCAGTAGTTCTGATATCCCACGCGGACGTTGAAGTTGTCCGAGTGCAGAATCACCGCAGTACCGGTATTGGCTACCGTGGTGTTGTTCACTTCCGCAGTGAACCCCGCAGCAGTGGAAATTCCATCCAGCACCGAAGGCGTAGGTGCCGACCCACCCGAACCACCAGTCGTGTAGCCGCGGATTACCTGGATCGGAAGCAACTCTTCTGCCGCATCACCAACATCCGCCACTCCGGTCTGCGACAGGAATAGACCCGTGATCTGCACCGGCTTGTCATCGGCAGGCGTGATCTCGAACAGATCCTGAATCGCGCTCACGCTCACGTTGTCAAACTGGACCGTGTAGTCGCGGGCCATATCAGCTCCTATCGAAATTGAGAACTCATCCGCGCCATGCGTCGCGGCATAACAAGGCTCGTAGCCGCAGCGCCGCCCGCATCCTTCAACGCCAAAGTGATCGTTATGAAATTGCCGCTCTGACCGGATAGCGTGCCCGTGCCATTGATCGCGCCGGTCGCTCCTGCAGAGGCAAATACATTGTCCGCAATGATTCCGTTCGAGAACTGCGCGGGTGTCGATGAGCTGTTGGTCTGTACGCCGAAACCGCTGGGGGCCGTGAACGCCGCAGCAGAGGAACTGTTCCAGTCCACATGACCGAACCACAGAACAGTCTGATTCGTGGCAGTCGTCGTAACTCCAGCATTCGTCATCGAAACAGGGCTTGCCGGCGGACTCGCACTGTTCGGGTTGTTGGTGGTCGGGCCCGCCGCTTCCGGTGTGGTGGTATCCACGCCAGACCAGCTCGAAATGATGGCGGTAGCCTGTGATCCGCCGGGCACCGAAACAGTGTAGCTGGCCGGTTCAGACCCGCCTGCAACCTGCCGCAGCAATCGCGCGCTGGAAGTATCGCCGTTGGTGATGCTCAGCGCGGCAGTGACCGCATTCCACGTAGCACCACCGCTTGCGGTCAGGGCATGGCCGGAACCATCACAGGAAGCCCACAGGTACTGGACATCGTTCGCGACAACGCCAGTCGGCTTCGAGACGCTGAATGAGCTTCCACCGGCACTATCCGTCTTGGCGGCGGCGCGAAACGTCGCCATTACCCGGCTTCTACGCGGCCAACCGTGATCGCAAGGCCGCCGGTAACCTCCAGATCCGCGCGCACGTGAGTCGGCGGATTGTCGAATCCATCGTGCGAAACCCTCATCTCAGGGACTTCCTTTCCCTTCAGCACGATGATCCCGCCCTCGCCCTTCACCCACTGTTCGAACGGATAGGTTTCTCCGCCGTCGTAGCTCACCTCGAAGCGGGCCTTGACGCTCACTTCCTCCGAGTCCCACACGTCAGGATCAGCACTCGTGCAGCGCTGCACCCTGATGATGATGGTCTGCACGCCGGCCGGCAGTTCCACGGCAGGGAAACTGCGATTGCCTTCCGGAGAAGCAGAACGAGGGATGTCGATGACGGTGTTCATGTCAGTTGCCCTTGTAGGCCGGAAGCTCCACCACGTAGGTGTCGACCTGCGTGCCATTGCCTTCCCAGTCGCTGCCGAATAGCAGGCGCGTACCAGATGGGGATGCCACGACATGCGGCTCGGCCCAGTAGTCGCCCGAGGTGCTGTGGTGGTGGGCGGCATAGCACATCTGCCCGGTGTCGATGTTCGCAAGGAAGACCGAGCGCGCGAGCAACTGCGTGTTGCTATCGCCGATCACATCCACCGCCACCCAGCCGGGACGTTTGATCGCGCGGCCACTGATGTGCGTGCCTGAAGGCGGATAACCGAAGCCGTTCTTCTCGCCAATGATCGTCTTGACTTCACCGGTGTCGAGGTTGCCGGTGATCAGCGTGCCGGAACCCGACGGGCCGTCGAACTGAATAGAGGCCCAGACATCTTCGCCAGATACCGCGACCGTGCGCGCGACCGCGAGCGTCTTCGGGTCCAGCACACTGATTGACTTGCTGCCGGGCAAGAACGCCCAGCGGCCGGAAGGAGTAGGCTGCGGCACCACGCCTTCAACCTGCTTCAGCACAGAACGCTGGCCGGCGGTAAGGTCGTAGATGAAGCCATCGAACAATGACGCCCCACCGGGGCCGTTCTTGTTCAGCCTACCGCCCTGGCCGAACTTCGTGTTGTCGGTTGAGGTATACAGGGGATCGTTGCCACTGCGCACCGCATTATAGCCCTGCTTTGCGCCGAACTCGGCCGACCAGTCCTTCACCACATCTTTCGCGCCAGTGCTGATGTGGTAGCGGATCAGTTGACGGACCGAAGCCCCAGAGGCCTCGCGGTTGTCCGCGTAGAACAGCACGTCCGGATCGGTCGAGGACCAGTAGAACTGCTCCACGTCCGCAGGGTTGATGTCCAGATCCTTCTTGAAAGCGTAAGTCTTGCCGTCCAGAAGAATGTGGCCCTTGCCCTGCACGTACAGGACAATCAGCGATTCATCCGCGTTCCACGCCGGAATCGTGCTGTAAGCGGGGATGACGATCTTGCCCTGCGCCTGATCGGTGATGCGCATGACGCGGGCACCGGTCTTGGGATCAGTCACCCATACGCCCTTCGCAGGACGCGCACTGGAGGCCATGGGCAATGCTTTCGTCGTCAGCGCAGGCAGGCCGTCGCATGGATTGCCGCTCGGAATGGGCGGCGTGTACGGCCGCGATTCGGTGATCACCTCACTCAGCGCCGGGCATGCCGCACCACCATTGGCAGCCGGCGTTACGACCGTACGCGTTCTGGTGCCTGTCCGAGTCTCAACCGCGCCGCTCACGGCCCACGCGGTGTAGCTGTAGGCGGACCAATCCGACACCGCGCAATCCACCGGGGCAGGAGGCGGATCGACCGTGACAGCAACTACCACACCCGTAGATGTGCGGCATGTATAGCTGCGGGCAACATTTAGCGTCTTGGCCGCATCCACGCAGGCAGCCTCGGTCGCATGACGGCTGACGATGCTGGTGCCGCGATACAGCGACCAGTCGCCGGGCGTAACCGTGGCGGTCGTCGCCGCCACAACCGGGCCTGCCAGCAGTAGCAGCATGAGTGCTTTCACGCGATCTCCAGAGAGGTGCCCGGAGCACAGCCAAGGCGCTAGGTAGCGTTAGGGGGAGTGAGCTGTGGCGGGCGGAAACGGTATAGGGGGTAGTTGCGCACCCTAATCAGATACTGCTCTATCGCTATGCTGACTGTCTCAAGTATTCGGTCCGGACAACGTCCGGACTTTCTGATTCACGTGGAACACGCGCGGCAATCCACACATGCAGCTTATCGATATTCTCGTAGTAGTGACGCTTGCTGGAATACTTCTCCGGGAACATGTCGGCCATCACTTGGACCTTCCGCTTGGTTGGGAAGAACCGTCTTGGCAATACGTAGTGAAGATTCAGCAGGTATTGTCGGTGTTCGATCAATCCCTGACATGCTCTGCGAACTATCAGCGCATCCCCTTCCAGAACCTCCGGAAAATACTGGACCGGGCTTCCATGCCCTTCCCAAACCTTGTCCATAACTGATCGTGGGGACGCCCCATCGAAGTGAAATCCCGTGTCCGTCATGTACCCACCGAGACAAACTCGGCGCATCTGACGGCCGTAGTTCACGCACATTTCATTGATAACGTCGATCATCTATTCCCCCACGCCTGATCCCACGGCCACGCCATGAACGCGATATAGGCCAGAGCAATGCCTATGCCGATGAGGATGTGTCTGCGCTCCCAGCTCACGCGCAGCTCCGCAGCGTCAAGATCACGCCAGCCCAAAACACCAGCAGCCCTATCGCTACCCAGCGGGTAGCTATGGGGTCGTGAGTTCCGCGAGTGCGCAGGTATTCGTCGTGTTCGTTCATACCCTTCTCCATGTTCGCAATGAAGTCACGTGGGGATAGCTGATCGACGGTGAACCATTCGCTGTCGTAGGTGTTGAGTGGGTTGGTCATGATCGGCCTCCTAGATCGCGTATCACGTCGTCAGGGGTGCGCCAGATGAAATGCCGGATGCGCCTGTCGCTGAACTCCGCGAGCAGCTTTTTCTGATCGGGAGTGAATTCGTCCTTGTGCCCTTCCTTGTCGGGGCGCTTGATCTCCACTGGCGTCCATTCCTGAATGCGTGGAGCCCAGGCCCAGCCGTCCAAGGGTGGTGCTTTTACCCAATAACCACCGACACGGCGAACCACAGCCAGAAGGCTTTGCTCGTTGGTATCGCGTCTAGCGGCTCTCATACGCCGTCACCGTTCTCGTGTTGCTCACCGCTGACCTGGCTTCGTCGGGACTGCCATGTATGCCCAGCAGTTCCTTCCCCTTCCACAGCGCGTATCGGTCCACTCCGAATGCCACCATGCGAGCTATCGTGAACGTCCCGCAGCTCGTGCATATCGCGTACTTGTCCACGCTTCCGGTTCTTGTGCGCATGGATACCCACGTCACCGTCTCACGCCGTGCATGTGGCGGTAGATCGTCGCCACGCTCACATCGAACCGCTTCGCCAGCTCCGTGTTGCGCAGCTTCGCGCGCAGCTTGAACGCCTTGCGCAGATAGCGGACTTCCACGCATGTCAGTTCACGCTCACGGCTCACTGCCGCACCAAAGTCGGAACAGCCCGCATAGGGCCGGACGATTTTCTCGCTGTCTCCGCACTCACCAAGTGATCGCGATAGACCGAAACAGATTCGCCGGCATGGATATCGCGGAACCCTATCGCCCGGGCTCGGGCCTTAAGCGCAGAAAGTTCGCCGGAAGGTTCGGTTCCGGAACGCTTGGCTTCAACCTTCAGCGCAAACAGCCCCTGCCAGCCTTGAGCAATTGACTGCGATACAACCGCACCCTGATCGGCCCCGAATGCCGCGAGTTTCTTGGCCGCCTCTTCGTGACTAGCCTGCTTCAGCGGTTTGCCGATACTGCGGCGGTAATCGATCCAGGCTTCCCATGCGTCAGCATTCAACCCGGGTACGCGCGGCGGCGCGTGTCCCTTCCCTTCCTTTCCATTCCCTTCCCTTCCAATCCCCCGGGACTCGTCCGGTACGAGTACGGGAGCCGTACAGTCCTTGTCATGTGTGTATCCGGTAGGCGGTGGATAGTTGCTCGGCTTCGGCTTGTTGATGGACTGATGTATATGCCAGCTCAAGAGCTGGAATAGCCGCCCATGTCCTTCGGCTTGATACAGGTTGGCAATGCCCTCGGCTTCGATGGCGCTCAACCAGCCATCGACCTGCGCAGCGGTCACGTCGTCCCCGGGGAAGATTGCGGCCTTCAACCGCCTGGCGTCCGCCACGCCTCTTCCCTGGTCATCGGCCTGCGTGATCAAGCCGATGAATAACAATCGGGCCCCCACCTCAAGGTTCATGATCTGAGGTGAGAGCCAGATATCCGGTTTCACTGTGCGGATACGGGCCATCAGGCGGCGCTACGCCATCGCGCAGGAAGTTGTCTCAGGAACTGGGTGCGAGCCTCATCAGGTGCCGCTTCCCATGCATCACAGAGAGCCGCATATGCCGACTCATGCTCTGCGGTCCATTCCGGCAGAGTCGTGGCTTCCTTCACCAACTGCTGGAGTGATGGCCCCTTCGCAGGCTTCAACAATGCACGCTCGGCCTTGTCATCAGCGATCTTGCGGATAACTTCTTCCTGCTGCTCAGGGGCGGCCTTGGATGCAGCCAGCAGTGCACTGCGATTGTCGTCTAGGTGAAGCTCACGCGCAGCCTCCTTGGCTTCTGGCGTGAGGCCAGCAACCTTTACCGCACGGCGAACATCGTCGCGCTTCACTCCTAATTCGCGGGCGGCTTGGCTCTTACCGCCGGTCTTGCCTCGACCGCCCTTAGAAACCTGCGCAACTTGCGCACGTTTCTCAGCATCTACGACTTCGGAGAGCTTGTCGTACTCAGCAATATGTTCATCCCGCTCCAGCGCAGACAGCTCGGCCCGATGCAGATTCTCAGCGATCTCCCACATCTTGGCCTGCGCTTCGGTCTCATCGGTGAGCACGAAGCATTCGACCTTATCCCAGCCGAGGCGGCGAACCGCCTCAAGCCTGTGGGCACCAGTAACGAGAACTGGTTGTCCGTCGATGACTTCACCGCCTGCCGTAACGAATCCATCGACCACGCGCACGCTCAGAGGCGTGCGCAATCCGATCCGTTGAATCGACTCCATCAGCCTATCCACTGTTCCGGGCGACACCACTCGACGACCGGGAAGCCGCTCGATGTCTTCGACGCCGATCCTTTCGATCTCGCGAGTCATACGAGTTCGGGCAGCTTCACGCCCTTACCGATTGAGTGTGTAACGGTCTTGACGGTGCGGCTCGTCCGCCAGTTGTTCCACCCCATGAAGATGGCTTTGATCTTCTCGTTGGAGTTGAGGCGCTTGTCCTTGGTCAGCAACTTCTCGCGAACAACATAGATCGGATCGGTGCGTGACAGACCGTCTCCGGCCACAAGCTTCCCCATGAAAGCGTCCGCAGCCTTCTTGTCGCGCAGAGCCATCATGTAATGAGCAGCGGCCAGGAGGGATTTGGATGCCAACTTTGCATGGCCATCGCCAATGGCGCGAATGGAATCTGCAATCTCTGGATGGGCCCGTGAAAACTCCAGGGTTTGCTGTTTTGTGGGCTGCTCAGAGCCGGTCTGCAACTTTCCGAACTCTTGGATCATCAGGACTTTCGATGCGGTGGCGGCGAAGTTGTTTCCGTCCACTGTTCCGTCAATAGCCAGGTAGTCGCCGGCTGTTTTGGCGATTCCCCCGTCAGTTGTGGTTCTGGTGCTCGGGTCCGTGCCGAAAACCATGATCGTGGCAATAGCCTGACCGGAGTGAATCACTGCATGGCAACGGTGCTGACCATCGCTGAGCACGCGATCACTGCAAACGATCATGGACTCGCCATTGAACGCCCAGCGGCCAGCCACGATATCCGAGGCGTAATTCTCGACAGTGGACTGGCGGACGTGACGATTGTTGGTGTTGAGAGCCAGGAGCAGCGACGCCAGCTCTGGCGTCAGTTCTACGGTTTCGGAAAATAGTTCCTTTTCGCCGCGATCAAGGCGAGAGGCGAGCCATCGTTCCGCCCGCTTCAGAGAACTCGCATTGGGATTTGGAAGGTAATCCAACGCACCATGTGGTGCCGATCCATTGGACTTCGTAAGAGCTTCTGATACGATCTGAAACATTCTGATACTCCATGCAA